AAGGCATTAGGTAAAACCAAAGAATGGGAAGAAGAATGGCAAGTAAAAGTAGAAGGTCTTTGGAGGGCTTGGGCTGAAACATTTAATTGTGATGCTGCTAAAAAATTAAACTTCCATGGTTTGACCACTCAGATTTTTAAGTCTTGCCTAATAAATGGTGAAGCCTTGGCCTTGCCTCTATGGTTGAAAGACAGACCTTTTGCAACAGCAATACAGTTAGTTGAACCTGATAGATTATCGAATCCCAATAATGCTTGTGATAGTAAAACACTCCGAGGCGGTATTGAGATTGATAAGTATGGAGCTCCTATTGCCTATCATATTCAAAAAGACCATCCGGGAGATTATTGGAGCAGATGTACTGCTTGGGAGCGTGTTTCGGCTTTTACATCTTTTGGTCGAAGACGTGTTATCCATGTTCACGACTTTAACAGAATCGGACAAAGTCGAGGAAAACCAATACTAGCATCAATTATGCCGATGTTTAAGATGTTGGATCATTATGAGCGGGCAGAACTGCAAGCCGCCATTGTGAATGCAATGATTGCCGCATTTATTGAAACGCCTATGGATAATGAAGGTTTAAACGAGCTTTTTGGTGGTTCAAGCGATGAATACTTGAATGCTAAAAAGGATTGGCAAGTCAAGTTAGAGGGTGGTTCGATTATTCCGATATTCCCTGGAGATAAGGTCGCCCCATTTACACCATCTCGTCCAAATTCAGCTTATGGCTCTTTTGTTGAAAACTTGCTTCGCCACATCGGAACTGGCTTAAATATCCCGTATGAGTTGCTTTTGAAAGATTTTTCAAAGACTAATTACTCGTCTGCACGCTCTGCTTTATTAGAAGCTTGGCGATATTTTAACGGTCGCAGGCAATGGCTATCCGATTATTGGGCAACACCGGTTTATGAGCTGTGGCTTGAAGAAGTCGTCAATAAGGGACTGGTTGATGCGCCTGATTTTTATGAGAATCGATATGCTTACACGAGGTGTAAGTGGATTGGACCAGGTCGTGGTTGGGTAGATCCGGTTAAAGAGGCTCAAGCCTGTCAAATCCGAATGGAAATAGGCTTATCCACTTTGGAAAACGAATGTGCGAGCCAAGGATTAGACTGGGAGGAAGTTTTAGAGCAAAGAGCACGAGAAAAAGCCAAACTTGTAGAATTAGGCTTAATTTTAGGAGAAAATAATGAAACTATTAAACAAGACCATATGGGCGATAACCCCAGAAATGCTACAGACGATGATGACAATAGCGAAACAGAACAACAAAAGTCCTGAAGCTATTGCCTCTCAATTAGGTAAAGATATGAAAAACACAAACGCCGTTTCAGTTCGAGACGGCGTTGCTGTTATCCGGGTTACTGGTCCATTATTCAGATATGCAAACCTTTTTACTCGTATTTGCGGTGCGACCTCTTACGAGCTTTTCGCTCAAGATTTTAATAAAGCACTTAAAGACCCTACAGTTCAAGCCATTTTGCTTGACGTTGACAGTCCGGGAGGTGAAGTCAACGGATGTTCAGAGTTGGCTGATATAATATATAAAGCACGTGGCACAAAGCCGATTATTGCTTATGCATCCGGTTATTGTTGCTCTGGTGCTTACTGGATTTCCTCAGCTTGTGATAAAATTTTTGCAACAGACACTGCTATTATCGGCTCAATCGGTGTTGTTTCCATTTTTGAAAAGGACGATGAAAACAAAACTATTGAAATTGTTTCATCACAAAGCCCAAACAAACGACCAAACGTTGAAACTGAGGAAGGTAAAGCCAAAATTCAAGAGCACGTTGATGCTCTAGCTGAAGTTTTTATTAATAAAGTTGCAAATAACCGAAACATCTCGCCTCAAAACGTCATCGACAAATTCGGCGGTGGTGATGTTTTTGTTGGAAATAATGCTGTTCGCATCGGTCTGGCGGACGGATTGTCCTCTTTTGAGGAGTTATTATCAGACCTTAACACTAATTCCATGGAGAAAATATTTATGAATCAACCTAATTCTTTATCGGCTGAAGAAATAAAATCTGCCGAACGAGAACGCATGAGCCAAGTATTTGCTTCAGAAACTGTAAAAGGTAAAGAGGCAACCGCTCAGATGCTACTCACAAAAACAGATATGTCACCCTCTGACATTTTGGCGGTTTTAGAAACTGTTCCAACAACAGCTAAAACAACAGATTTTGAAAAGGCAATGACCAACATTCCTAATCCTAATATTTCACCATCAATAGATGATGTAGAAGAAACACCTGAGGCGGTCGCAATGCGTATCGCCTCTTTTATTAAGGAGAATAATTGATGACTGTACAAGGATTTAAGAATCAGGGTGAAACCAAACCAGATACTTTATTAGCCGGTGATTTTCCTAGAACATCCTTACTTGTTACCATAACTGGTGGAAAATATGAGCGAGGAACAATTTTAAGTAAATCAGATAACATATATACAATATGTTCAGATAATCCCGAAGCTGTTTTAGCAGAAACCGTTGATGCAACCGATGAAGATAAACAAGCTGTTGTTTATTTAACTGGTGAATTCAATTTGTCCGCTTTAACTGCAAATACTGAGGTTTCAACCTTAATTGACAAGCTCAGAGCCAAATGCATTTTTGTAAAAACTAATCAAGGAGCTTAAAATATGGATATATTTTCTACTCATGTATTGGCGAAAGTAGTTGAAAATTTACCAACACCTTCGTCTTTTTTATTAGATACATTCTTCCCGAATGTTCAAACTTCAGAAAAAGAAGAGATATTTTTTGATGTAACCGAGAGCAAACCGAGAATTACTCCTTTTGTATCTCCTTTGTTACCGGGTAAAGTCGTAGATAGTAATGGTTATAAAACCAAGTCTTTCAAGCCTGCATATGTAAAGGATAAGCGAAGATTTGATGCTAACATTCCGTTTAAACGTTTGGCCGGTGAAATAATTGGTGGTAATTTATCCAATGCTCAACGTTATGAAAGAGCTTTGGCCACTACTTTACAAGATCAGCTTGAAAATCTAACTCGTCGTGAAGAAGTTATGGCCGCTGAAATCTTACGAACCGGACAAACAATTGTTTCGGGCGATGGTTATCCATCAACAACTGTATCTTTCGGACGTGATGAAAGTCTAACTAAAGCTCTTGTAGGTTCTAATACTTGGGAAAGTTCTGGTGTTAAACCTCTTGATAATATTGAGGATTGGGCATCTGAAATCCAAAATAAAGCCGGTGTAGTTGCTAAAACTGTGGTTATGGATCCTGAAGCTTGGAAAATATTCCGCTCAAATGCTTCTGTTGAAAAATATTTGGATTATCGCCGAGGCACCAACAACACCTTAAATGCAGATCCGATTACTCGTGGTAAAGACAGTAAAGCACGTTATGTTGGTTCTATCGGTGACTTTGATATCTACGTTTATAACGACAGTTACATTAACGATGCCGGAGTTGCAACCAATTTACTTCCCTCTAAAACTGTTATTTTAGGTTCTCGTGATGGCTTGGATGGAACACGTTGCTATGGTGCAATCCATGATGAAAAAGCAAACTGGACTGCTACTCGTTACTTTACCAAGTCTTGGATTGAGGAAGATCCTAGTGTTCGTTGGTTGTTATTGCAGTCAGCTCCTCTTGTCGTTCCATACCGTCCAAATGCGATATTGTGTGCAACCATTGGATAAGGAGGAACTATGAAAGTAAAAGCATTAATAACCTTAGTAGTTGGCAAACAACAAGAAATTAAACCCGGTTGTATCTGTGAAGTTAGTGATAATGAGGCAAAACGCCTCATTTCATTAAATTTTGCAGAAAAACTAAAAAAAGATCCTGTCATAAACCCTCAATCTAGTAATAAAAATACAACGGAAGGACAATCTGATGGCAATAAATCTGATGAAAACAGCGGTGGACAGTCTGTTCCTCCAACTGGGACAACCGGTTAAATATAAAAATAATACTATTCGTCTGATTTTGCTAGAACCTGATAAAATGGTAGGAGTTGGGTTTGTTAATACCCACTCCTCCTCCCATCAAGGTCGAATCCGTATATCAGATGCACCTAACCTTAGGATTGGTGATAAGATTGAGACAGATACGGAGATATACTCAGTACATTCAGAGCCAATGAAAGATATTCATAATCTTATATGGACAGTTGATTTATGCGTTTAAGTGCTGCGTTACATGGAAATCTATCCGAATATATGGAAGATGAATACAAAAATGGAGCAAAAGCTGTAACTTTAGGAATAAAATCAGCTACTGATGGCTTAAAAATCTCTATGCGCAATCAAGTAAAATCAGCTGGATTAAGTAATCGGCTAGCCAATACTTGGCGTGGTGATGTTTATCCCAAGGGGAAAAAAAGCATCTCCGCAGCAGGTCTAGTTTATTCAAAAGCGCCTAAAATTATGAGCGGATTTGAGTATCAAACCATAATCCGAGGTAAAAACGGATTTTGGCTTGCTATTCCAACAGATGCAATTCCTAAACGTGCGCTAGGTAAAAAAATGACACCGGAACTATATGAGCGAAGTCGTAACACGAGGCTTCGCTTTATTTATAGGCGCAGTGGTGCATCATTATTGGTTCATGAACGTAAACGTAAGTCAATTATTGCATTTTGGTTAGTTCCTCAAGTCAGAATGCCTAAACTAATCAACTTTGCAACGGAAGGACTTAAGTGGCAAAACAATGTTCCAAGTTTAATTTTACAAAATTGGAGAGATAATGAGTAAACGTGAAAATATTCTACAAACCTTATTTGATAGGCTTAAAACCTTGGATATTCCTGTAAAACGTAATGAAACATTACCACAATCCATTCCGGAAAGAGGTATTGTTATTATGCGAGATGGAAAACAAGGAGAGCCCGAGTTTGTTTTATCTCCTCCAATCTGTATTTTTAAGCATGAAGCAGAGCTTGAGGTCATTGTTCAAGCAGTAAATCCTGAAGTCCGAGATAAAACTTTGGATGCAATATTAGAAAAGATTGCTGAATTGCTCTCATCTGATGTCTCTTTATCCGGATTAACTGATTTTGTTTATCCCAAACCTCCTGAAATCATAGAGGAATATATCGAAGGAGCTCCAACAATGAAAGCTGCAGTTATTCCTGTAGTTTTAGAATATTCAACAACAAACGCACTTAAATAGAAAGGATTGTAAAATGGCACGTGCATACGGATGGAATGCTAAGTTATTAATTGCAGAAGAAAAAGAATATGGAGTATTACCCGATACTAATTATCGGCAAATACCTTTTATCTCATCATCTTTAGATAGTGAACAAGGTCTTATATCTTCAAATGTTTTGGGTTTAGGTCGTGATCCAACACAACCTTTCCAAGATGTTATTAATGTTGATGGAGATATGGTTGTACCTGTTGATATGCGTAATATTGGCTTATGGTTAAAAGCAATATTTGGAACACCAACAACATCTGAGACTGAAGATGGCACTTATTCACATGATTTTGAGAGTGGTAAAACATCAATTCCCAGTTACTCAATAGAAGTTGGTTTACCTGAAATACCTCAATTTATAAGATTTATGGGCGTTAGAGCTAATAGTATAGCTTTTAATTTTCAGCGCTCCGGTGAAGCTCAAGTTACAGTAAACCTTATGGCACAAGGCGAAACTGGTGCTACCACAACAATAAACTCAGCTCCGGAAGTATTTAATTATACCAGAGTATCACAGTTTCAGGGATATATTAAAAGCGGAGGTGAATTATTGGCCAACATTACATCTGCTAGTGTTACTTATTCCAATAACCTTGAAAAAATTGAGACAATTCGTAGCGATGGTAAGGTTGAAGCCATTGATTTAGGGGTTGCAAGCTTGTCTGGAAGCATTTCGGCCAAATATGCTGATAATATTTTGTTAGATAAGGCTAGAAGTGGCACTCCTGTTGATATTGAGCTTGGTTATCAGCTTTCAGAGACATTAAAACTGGTTATAACTTGTCATGAAGTTTATTTACCTAAACCTAAACGCTCTGTTGATGGTCCAGGTGGAATTGAGTGTTCTTATGATTTTCAAGGCGCTAAAGATCAAGCATTGGATAAAATGATGACTGTTACTCTAGTAAATGATGTGGAGAGTTACTAATGATACGATTAAAAATAAATAAAGATCCTTATTGGTTAGAATTAGGATATGGAGTTAAGGTTAAGGTAAAACCTTGCACTTCTGCTGTATTTTATGAAGCAAAAGCATACATGAACTCCAAGCTATCTGAACTTGCAAAAATTTATCAGGCAAATAAAGCTGCTGGAATTGAAGATAAATCGCTTACTGATATTGAAAATCCAATAAAACGAGAAGCGTTGGCTGATAAATTCTTACTTATCGGCTTAGGAATTGCCGGTATTTTAGAATGGAATGGTGTTATGGATGCAGAAAAAGATGAAGTTGCTCCATTAAATGAAAGTAAGGTTGACGAGCTTTTCTCTAACTTTTGGGCTGTTGCAGAAAACTTCCGTCATCAATATTGTGGCTTGCATGAAATAATTGAAGCAGAAAAAAACGCTTATACTCCCGAGCTAAATGGCACTTTGGTGACGGGAGAAGTTATTGTCAAGGATGTGGAGAAGGAAAAAACTTCTGCCCATTCCACAAGTGCCAGTACACCCAAACAGCCTTAGAAACAGATGTCGGATATCAAGCCTGGGAGGTTTTATTAAAACTCCCTAAGCCTGATTTGACTTTAGCATTAGAAATTGCTAGCAACTTAGGATTTGAGATGGAAATTATAAGTGAACTGTTACCGATTGGTATTTATGGGATGAAATGTGGTCTTGATAACATTTATAAAGAAAATTAAAAAAAATTAGCTGTTTGTTAAATTTTAATAAGTTACCATTTTAAAAACTTGTAAATGGAGTCTATATGTTAACAACTGAAAATAATAGAAATGAATATAAAAGATCTATTAATGATGGATTAGAAAAAGAAGTTGTCGCTTTTTTAAATTATAAAGAAGGTGGAACTATTTTTATAGGTATTGATAATGATGGTTCTGTTATTGGCGTTGAAAACTGCGATGAAATTCAATTAAAAATCAAAGATCGTCTTATCTCGAATATTTCTCCTAATATAATGGGATTATTCGACATAGTATGTGAAACTATTGAAGATAAACAAATAATCAAAATATCTCTAGCTAGTGGCTCAGAAAAACCTTATTATATAAAGAATAAAGGAATGTCTGAAAGTGGATGTTATATAAGAATAGGAAGTTCTGCTCAGCCTATGACTACACATATGATTGAAGATTTGTTTCGTAAACGTGTACATAATACTATTGCAGATATGCCATCTCGTTATCAAGATTTAACATTTAATCAACTTAGAATATATTATGAAGGTCAAGGAAAAAGTTTAAATGATAATTTTGCTCGTACTTTAGAGTTGCTCACAAGTGAGGGTAAATATAATTATTTAGCTTATATATTGTCAGATAATAATAATTTATCTGTAAGATATGGTGAATATTGGGATGAAACTAAGGTTAAATTGAGAAAATTAAATGAATATGGTTCATGTTCAATTATTAAAGCATTAAATTCCGTATTAGATAAATTAAATATAGTAAATGACACATTTGCAAGAATAACTGATGCTCCTGAGCGAGAAGAAAGAAAACTTGTTAATCCTGTTGCTTTAAGAGAAGTAATTATTAATGCGTTCGTGCATAATGATTATACAAGGGGTGATACACCTATTATAGAACAATTTTCTGATAGATTTGTCATAACATCATATGGTACATTGCCTGCAGGTTTAACACAGGATGATTTTTTTAACGGTGTTTCTAGTCCTAAAAATCGTGAATTAATGCGAATTTTTAAGGATTTGGAACTCGTTGAGCAACTAGGCTCGGGTATGAATCGTGTAATGAAAGTCTATGACCGTTCTAACTTTGAATTTTTGGATACCGCAATACGTGTTACACTTCCTTTTAATAAAGAATTTGATAATCCAAAGGAAAATAGTAAGGGAGAAAGTAAGGGAGAAAGTAAGGGAGAAAGTAAGGGAGAAAGTAAGGGAGAAAGTAAGGGAGAAAGTAAGGGAGAAAGTAAGGTAAAAATTCTTAATGAGTTAAAAAACAACCCTAAAATTACTATCCCTGAATTGGCAAAATCCTTAGGTATAAGTGTTGGTGGAATAGAAAAAAATATGCGTCTACTAAAAAAAGAAAATAAAATTAGACGTGTAGGTTCTACTAAGGCTGGATACTGGGAAGTAATAAAAAAATAGCCTATTACAATATTAAAAATATACAACACCTCAATCGTTTGGTTGGGGTGTTTTTTTATAGGAAAAATCATGAGTGCGGTAAAAAATTTAAGCATACGTCTTGCAGCAGTCGGTGGCGATAAGGTGCGCAAAGAATTCAAAAGCCTTGGCGCTGATGGCGAAAGAGCATTTCGTCAGATTACTAATGTTATCACACCGGCCAATGATAATTTAAAGGCTTTAGATGCAACAGCTCGCACTTTTAATAATGTAATTCGTAAAGGAACTGCTTTATTTGGCGCATACCTTGGGTTTCAGGGATTAAAAAACACATTCTCAGCTATTTTTAACGCCAATAAATCAATTGAACAACTGTCAGGCTCTCTTAAAACTGTTACAGGTTCTGCCCAAGGAGCTCAACAGGCATTTGCTTTAATTGAAAAGTTTGCAATTGATACTCCTTATCAGCTCAATGAAATTGTTGAGGCATTTATTCGCTTAAAAGCCTTGGGTTTAGATCCATCTGAAGCAGCTCTTACCTCTTATGGTAATACAGCATCTGCTTTTGGGAAGAACATTAAGGATTTTGTTGATGCAGTCGCAGCAGCTACCGTTGGCGAGTTTGAAAGGCTTAAAACCTTTGGTATTAAGGCTCGTGCTGAAAATGAAAAAGTGAGTTTTACCTTTCAAGGTGTAACAACCACTGTTCAGAAAAATGCTGCCGAAATTGAAAAATACCTCCGTTCGCTTGGTGATATTAATTTTGCCGGAGCAATGTCCGAGCAAATGAAAACCATGAATGGCGTATTATCCAATATTGAGGATAGCTTTGAAAAAATCTATCGCCAAGTTGGTCAAGCCGGATTAAATGAGGCGCTAAAATCTACCTTCACTCGCTTTAATGAGTTGGTTGAAAGTGGTGGAACTCTTGCCGATACAATAGGCAAAACCTTAGCAACTGCTGTAAGTTTAGCATCTAACTCTTTCTTTTTACTAGCTGAACATGCTGATGTTGCGTTAACTTTACTTGCTACAAGATTTGGTTCAACTGCTATATTGGGTGGCATTAAGCTATTAAAAGGTGGAGTTGAGTATTTACAAGCATCTCTTGTTAAATTGTCTTTATCGACTAAGTCTGCCATTACCGGAATAGCGATGATGAGCCAAGTTTCCAAGGTTGCTGCGGTTCAAATGGGGATATTGGCAACAGCTACTGGTATATTAAAAGGTGCATTAGCACTAGTTGGTGGGCCAGCGGGTTTAGCAGTTCTTACCGGAATTGCTATTTATAAGTTAGTTGATAGTCACGATGTGGCAAAAAAAGCAGCAAAAGACCATGCTGAAACGCTAAAAGAACTTCAAAATGAGCTAAAAGCAACAACCGAAGAAGCAAGTAAATTTGCTAAAGAGCAAACTAAAGATATGGCTTTGGCTGAATGGGGATTAAAACTAAAAACAGCTGAACAAAATATTAAAGACCTGAGGCGTGAGCTTAAAAACACCGGTGGTTTGTCATTTGTGACACGTTTTACACCTAATGCAATGCTTAAGGATTATGAGATTTATGCCAAAGATTGGGCAGAAATCTTAAAACAATCAAAGATTGATTTAGCTCAGTATGAGAAAGAGATTTGGAAGATTGCGGCTGAATATCCTGATTTTCAGCCACAAGCACAGGAAATTCAGAATAAACTCTTATTATTAAAAGCTGCTGAAAAAGATGCTTGGACTGCAAGACAAGAGCTTAAGTATCTTGAAAATCCGGAACTTCGTCCGAAGATTGAAACCGAAACGGAGGTAAAAACAACAATTACCCCTGTTTCTAAGGAACAAGAAGAAAAATATAAAAAGAACCTAGAAGACCTTAAACAGAAACTTTTGGAGATTAAAACTCCTTATGAACAAGCAATGGCAAAAGCTGATGAGTGGCGAGCCAATGCCTTAAATAACCTTGATGCCAGTTCTGCCGATTATGAAAAATATAAGGCGCAGATAAATCAAGTTTATGATGATATGTTTAAAAAAGCTGATGAAACCGCTCTTAATTCTTCAAAATCATTGTCTGATGGTTTTGTTAGAGGATTTCAAGATGTTCAAAAAGAGATGAGTAACTTCGCAAGTCTTGGTGAAAGCGCTGTAAAAAATGCTTTTTCAAATATGGAAGATGCTCTTACCTCGTTTGTAGTTAATGGGAAAGCAAGCTTTTCTGATTTTGCCAATGCGATATTGAGTGATTTAACCAAGATTGCTATCAGACAATCTATTACTCAGCCTTTGATGAACGGGATTAGCAGTTACTTTGGTTTTGCGACAGCTCATAGTGGTGGAATTATTGGCGCTGATAATTTAAGCACTAAATCTGCCAGTTTATCTGTTTTTAGTGGTGCTCCGAAGTTTCATGGCGGTGGTATTGTAGGTGATGAAGTTCCAATTATTGCTAAACGTGGCGAAGGTGTTTTTACTAAAGAACAGATGAAAGCCCTTGGTGATAATGGTTCGACCGTTAATATCAGTGTAAATGTAATAAATAATGCCTCATCAGACGTCAAAGCTTCTGTTTCTAAGTCTAATCAAGGAAACGGAAAGTTCAGCCTTGATATCATGATTGAGAAAATTGAAAGCTCTATATCAAAAAATGTTTCTAAAGGAACAGGTTTAGCGCCTGTTTTAGAGCGTAGATATGGCTTAAATCCTGCTTATGGCAGTTATGGTTAAAAGGATAATTTATGACAGCAAGATTTCCAGATTTGTTACCTCTGCCCTTGGTTGAGGAATACTCCATTACACCTAATGAAGCAATTATTAGAACCCAAATGGAGGCCGGAACTGCAAGACAGCGTAGACGTTTTGATGCTGTACCGAGTAAAATTACGGTTAAGTGGTTTATGAATGCTTCGCAGTTTTCACTTTTTGAGGCTTGGTATAAGTACCATGCAAAAGAAGGGGCTGAGTGGTTTGTTATAAAATTGTTGGGTGGATTGGGATTAATTGAACAAGAGGCTCGTTTCACTCAACAATTTACCGCCAAACTTCAAAATGGCATTTTATGGGCAATTACCTCAGAACTAGAGATACGAGAGCGGCCTACCCTATCGGAGGGGGGCTTGAATATCTTACTTTCCAACGATTTTGAAAAATTAACTAAATCTGTAAATCGTCTGCATGAGTTTGTTCATGTAACTTGTCCGAAACAAATAGAGGATCTGTAAAATGAATATGGAAGAAAGGCTACAAGCCGTTGTTTCGCAAGTAGAAATAGATGGCTCTCTTTGGCATACAATAATTCATGGTAATAATGCAATAAGTGTTAAGACTGAAAATGGCAATGTTCCATCTGTTGCCAAACAATTAAAGGATGTGAGAGACGAGCTAATAAATGGCGCTGCTGATTATTTAGGTTCTTGTTTGACGGCTAAAAATGAAACAATAGCCGTTAGAGACAATGCTCTTGTGATAAAATCGGAAATAGAACAATTAAAATCTGATACACAGGAGTTCAGAAATACCGCAGAGAGCTATAAAAATATGGCTCAAACAACTTTTAACTCT